AGTTGGCCTTTTCCTCCATTCCCAAACCCCAAGGACACGGGCAACCGAGTCCCTAAATTCAACCCCGATAACCATGAGGATGCGCCGGTATGAACGACGATGATGATATTCAAGAATACGTAAGCCCGAACAAGCAGCGGAATGATGTATTAGAAGAAGTAGCCAAAGAGTTTGATGCTATGAAAGCTTTTGGTGATACTGCCGCAAGCTTTGCCGCTTTTGTGCGGGGGATGAAGCGATGATTAAGTACGACGGCTACGACGAAGCAATCATAGGCCCAGCAAGCATTTGGCGTGACAGTACTATGGTATCCGTACTAGTTTACGACGCGGAGAAAATACGGGAAGTCCTTATGCGAGACGGCATGGATGCCGAGGAAGCTCGAGAGTTTATTGAGTTCAACATTGAAGGCGGCTACCTAGGGATTGAAACCCCTGTGCTAGTTTGGCCTAACGACATTTGGGATGAATCATGAATCAAATTAAAGCAATCGAAACTACGTACAAGGGCTATCGCTTTCGCTCAAGGCTAGAAGCACGATGGGCTGTGTTCTTTGACACCTTGGGTATACCTTGGAAGTACGAGAACGAAGGATATCAAAAAGAAATTGATACTGTCGACGGAATTAAAAACTTTAGGTATTTACCCGACTTCTTTCTACCTTGCCGTTGGGGTAAAGGGGGTATGTTTGTAGAGGTCAAAGGCAACAAAGACGGGCTAAAAATAGATTGGGAACACAATGCAATGATGCACGATTGGGGTAGCATACTTCCCGACTTTGCCGACTCAGTTGGTAAAAGTAACGCAGGGTTGCTCTTGCTTTCCGAAGTGCCTGAAGCATCCCCCAATAAAATTTACTTTCACCCAGTACTTCAGCACAACAAAGGTCTAATTAAGAGTTATGGGTTTTTTGGTAGAGATGGGTTATCGGTTATAGATGATTCACCGTTAGCCGAACTACTAGACGTCAAACCCGTGTATAACTTGGACTCGTCAGGGGATGATTGGGGTATTGACACCAAGTACGTAACGGCAGACAGACACTACCCGCACGTGGTAAAAGCTTATGCCGCCGCACGCGGTGCTAGGTTTGAGCACGGTGAAGGTCAACCACAAGCAAAACCTGTAGTACAGCCAAGATACGTGCCCGGGCCGTATCTTTAACAGAAAGACATTATGAGTATCGTTTGGTCATTTAGTAGCCTGAAAACATTTCAACAGTGTCCTAAGAAGTACTACCACACCAAAATAGCCAAGGACATTGTTGAACCCGACACACAGGCAACACTGTATGGAAAGACAGCTCACACTGTGGCGGAAGAATATATCCGTGATGGAGTGCCGATCCCTGAACAGTTTGCGTATATGCAAGCTACCTTAGACGTATTAAAAGAGATCCCGGGAGAGAAGTTATGCGAAGTAAAACTTGGGTTGACGAAGAACTTAGAGTCGTGCGACTTCGATGCTCCGAATGTTTGGTGGCATGGGGTAGCGGATTTGGTGATTATCAATCGGACTACGGGAACGGCACACTCCATAGACTACAAGACGAGCAAGAGTGCGAGATATGCGGACGTGAAGCAACTCGATCTTGTCGCTTGTGGGTTATTCGCCAAGTTTCCGGAAATTCAGAAGGTGAAGTCGGCTCTCTTGTTTGTAGTCAGCAAGGAATTCGTGAGGGCTATCCACCACTCGGAGATGATGCCAAAATACATAGAACCCGCCGCCCGAGACGTAGCAAGAATTGAGGCGGCGCTAGAGAATGGGGTATGGAACCCCGTTCAAGGCCCACTGTGCAAGTTCTGCTCGGTGAGAGAATGTGAATACAACAGGAACTAACATGCCCTACGTAAACAAACCCCGCCCCTACAAAAAAGAGTATCAACAACAAATTGCACGTGGCGAAAGCCCAGAACGCTTAGAGCGTCAACGTGCTAGAGAAGGTATAGATAAAAAGAATGCAGACCGAAACAAAGATGGACGTGCTGACGTCCGCGAAGGCAAAGATGTTGCTCACATCAAAGCACTATCTAAAGGTGGTACAAACGGGAACGGAGTCAAACTTCAAACCCCATCAGCCAATCGCTCGTTCAAACGTGCGTCAAACCACAAAGTTGTGTCAGAAGTAAGCACCAAGGAACGTAAGAAAAAATGAACCTATCAGAGTACACGTGGCCTCGACCTCCGGGGTTCACTCCGTTCGAACATCAGAAGACAACATCAGAATTCCTTACAACAAACCGCAAGGCGTTCTGTTTTAACGAGCAAGGTACAGGCAAGACAGCATCAGTCATTTGGGCTGTTGATTACTTGATGACCCTTGGATTAGTGAAGCGAGTGTTAGTGATCTGCCCCCTGTCGATCATGAAGTCGGCTTGGCAGAATGATTTGTTTAAGTTTGCAATTCACCGTACCGTGTCAGTCGCTTATGGAGCCGCACGTAAGCGCAAGGAGATTGTGAATGCCGGTGCCGAGTTTGTCATCATCAACTTCGATGGCGTTGGCATCGTCAAGAAAGAAATTATTGCGGGTGGGTTTGACCTCATCGTAGTGGATGAAGCGTCAGCCTATAAGAATGCGCAGACCGAGCGTTGGAAAGACCTACGAGACCTAACAAAAGTTATCAAGGGCTTGTGGATGTTGACCGGTACGCCTGCCGCGCAATCACCTGTGGATGCTTACGGATTGGCAAAGCTTGTGAACCCCAAGGGCGTGTCACCTTTCTTTGGTCAGTTCCGAGACACAGTGATGATGAAGCTCACCATGTACAAGTGGATACCCAAGCCGACTGCACAGCTAATCGTTCACAAAGCGCTCCAACCCGCCATTCGGTTTGAGAAGGCCGACTGCCTCGACTTGCCGCCTGTTACGTTTGTTGAGCGAGATGCACCATTGACACCGCAGCAGATTAAGTTCTACAACATACTAAAGAAGCAGATGCTCATTGAGGCTGCTGGAGAAGAAGTATCCGCCGTTAACGCTGCCGTACAAATTAACAAACTCTTGCAAATAGCTGGAGGTGCGGTGTATACGGATACGGGCGAAGTGGTTGAGTTTGATGTGAGCAGTAGGCTCAACGTAGTGCAAGAAGTAATTGAAGAGTCAAGCCACAAGGTGCTTGTGTTCGTTCCGTTTACGCATACGATTGAATTACTTGAGAAACATTTGCAGAAACACAATATTACATGCGATGTAATTAACGGCTCAGTTCTTGTAAACAAACGCTCAGATATTGTCAAGCAGTTTCAAGAGCAACCTGAACCAAAAGTATTAATCATTCAACCGAAAGCGGCCTCACACGGGTTAACTCTAACTGCCGCTAACACAATCGTTTGGTATGCTCCATGTACAAGTGTTGAGACGTACTTGCAAGCCAACGCACGTATCGACCGCCCCGGGCAAGTCAATAACATGACTGTGGTACACATCAAGGGTAGCCCTATCGAGGCCAAGATGTACACAATGCTTCAGGGCAACATCAACAATCACCAAAAAGTAATTGATTTGTACAAGCAAGAAATTTCTTCAGAAACTCTTGACAATGTAAAAAGTTAGAGTAGAATTAGATTTGTGTGGCAGTGGTGGGTATCGGGTTAGCGCCGATACAGCCTCTAGTATTAGGACGAAACACTGCTTCATGTGAACTGCTACTGTCACACACTTAACCATTAGGAGAATTAGATGGACGAAGAAGTCAAGGATAGAGTCACCCCCATGGATTTGGACAAGCTGACCACAATCTATATCAAGATCAGAGATAGACGTGCCGACAACAAGCGCATGTTTGAAGCTGAAGACAACGATCTCAAAGAGCAGATGGAAGTGTTAGAAGCACAGATGCTCGATGTATGCAAAGACATGAATGCCGACAGCATTCGCACCCCACACGGCACAATTATTCGCTCGGTAAAGTCACGGTACTGGACGAACGATTGGGATTCAATGTACGACTTCATAGAGGAGCATGGTGCATTTGGCCTGTTAGAGAAGAGACTTCATCAAACAAACATGAAGGACTTCCTCTCTGAGAATCCCACAGTTCTTCCACTTGGTCTCAATGTGGAGAATTCTTATTCCGTGGTAGTTAGACGTTCAAAGGAAAAATGAAATGAGTAATCTCACAATCATCAACGAAGACTTGCCCGACTTCCTGCAATCAGCAGGTGTTAGCGCACTTACAAAACAACTCGCCGGTAAGACTGGCGTCAAGCGCATCGTGCCCAAAAACGGAATCTTCCGTAAGACAGTCGGTGGCGAAGAGATGGGCAAGGTCAAGGGTAGTCTAGACGTTATCATCGTTAACGCATCCCCTGCCGTGGGTCGTATCTTCTACGCAAAAGCATGGAGTCCTGATGCCGAGCCGACTGCGCCC